AGGTGCTGGTGTTGGTGCTGCTGGTCTTGGTTGTTGGACATTACCTGTAAATCCTTGTTCTCCAGGGACAGGTGCTTGTCCTATCCCAATATTGCCACCCCCTGTACCTGCTGTATCTGCTACACCAGGAACTCCTCCAGGTGGTGCAGCAGCAGGTTGTTGTGGCTGTTGTGCTGCCATTAATGCAGCTTGTAATGCTGCTTCTTCCATATTGTTAGTTACTTTGTCTGGATCAAGATCCATAGACTTAGCAATCTCACGAATAATGTACTGGAACTTAGTGAAAGGCATCAATGCAGGTGAGCTACCGATCTGTAAGAACTGCATCAAGCGTTGGCTACGTACTTCATTAGCCATTAAACTTTCAGTACCACGTGCTTTAACTTCTAGATCCCCACGAATCTCTGGATCAAAGTCAAACTGCATATTGAAGTTAAAGAATGCTTCACCTAGTGGACGAAGTAAATAATCATCTACATTCTTTATAACAGTTTTAATAGTACCAGATGCTGCATTCATAAGCATACTAATACCACTTGCAGTACGTCCTACACCTGCCACACCCGTTTGACCATGGGAGAATGAAGGAATACCTGTAGCTTCATCTGCAAGTACACGTGCCTTGTCAAACATCTGCATGTTTTCATTAGACACATTAGGAAACTTAGTACCAAAGATAGCTTGTCCCGGTGCTCCACCCTGTCTACGAAATATCTTACCTGGGTATATTTGTAAGTCTTGTCCCGGTACTAAATTAGTCTCATCAACTTCAAACACTAAATTACCTGATAATACACCATTATCAACTGCCATACGCATAAAGCCATTCATAAGCATCTGCGTATCTTCCATATTCTCTGCTACACCAATACCAAACATAGAATAAGGATTGAGTTCATACGGAGATACATGGTATGGAATCTTGGCAGGTTTAAATGGATTAAGAACCATGCGAATAATTCTGCCATTAGCTATCCATATGTTAGCTTGTAGTTCTTCTACACCATCAAACTCACGTGGGATCTTAACTCCGTTCTCTTTAAGGAGTTCACTCTCAATAGCTCCCCAAAACTCCAGTACTTCAAAGCGAGCAACACCAGTATCGGTGCGATAATCCCGTAGATCATCTTCCCAATATTTTTTAACATACGTTTCACCACGTTCGATAACTTGTTCAATAACTTGTTTACGGAAGAATGGACGCTTTTTAAGTTCACGTAATTGTGATCGACTAAGCTTGTGTCTTTCTACACAATAGCTTGCATCTTCCATGCTAGTTGCATCAGGATCTGGGTAGAAGTTCCACACACTTACATGTGAAGTATCAGGTCTTGTTTTAATAACTGGACTATACGTACCGTCTTCTTTCCAGTTAGGGTACTCTTTATCAAAAGCAAATGGACCTTTCATAATGCCCGTACCAAACAAAGACATTTCAAATGCAGTATGCCTTAGTTGTTTAGTAGCCTTGCTTTCATCCAATTGATCCTTGATTTTCTTTTCCATCTTCTTAGCTGCTACCATAGCAGGGCTAAATGTGATGGCAGTAGGACTTTCACCTGTACCTTCTTTTAAATTAGGTACACCCTGAAGCTTACTCTTCAGTGATCCTAGCTTATTCATCAAGCTATTAAAAGTAGAACCAGGCTCTAGTGGTTTATTATCACCAGCAAACCCGTAAGGAGATGTCATAGGCTCTGGTGTAGGCTTCTTCTTTACGTCTTTAGGATCAAAGTGTACGTCAGCTACAACGCCCTCTGGAAGCACTGTAGGCTCTACACTGAGAGGGAAGGTGTTGTTAGAGAAAAGAACCTCAATGATTTGTCCGTAAGCTGCTAGAACCTTAGTCTTAGTAACTTTAATGAAGACCCGACTCTTTTCTGCTTGAGTAAACTGTACTTCTGGACCGTAAATACCACGATAGTTTCTGTATGCCTTCAACCAACGCTCTTCGTCAATGCGCCTAGCATCTTCTGCATCTTTAAACTTGCGATTGACAATATTAATAACAGGGGCAGCTACTGAATCCTCAAGCTGTTCAGATTCTGTGTCATCTAAACTTAGCTGTCTGTCTGTAGTAAAGTCATCTGCTTGGTTTTGTTCCATTGTTAGTATCCAAAAGTTTTACATGCTGTAGGCATACCACGAGACTTCGCATTAGCGGGGTCATAATCCCAAATAGAAAAGCGAGGTCTACTCATAACCCCATACCGTAGTGCGTCATATAAGTGATCTTCAGCTTTTGTATTGATATCTTCAGGGTTAGCTTTATCTAACGGTAAGATAGGTAGCTGAGATATAAGATTAGTACAGCTATCCATGATTACTAGCCGTGGTTCACCTGTAAAATCATCCATCTGTAACCTTCTATGGATCTCATTCTTACCTGCTACCCTTGAACCTGCACTACGATCTGCTGGCCTCCACCTACAACCCTCACCAATCATTTGCTCAGCCAATGAAGGACCAGTATCACCCCTACGATGCCAACAGGAAGAATCAAGAACACCATAACGGATCTGTCCATCTGCTTGTTCACGTTCTAATACCATGTTGGCTAGGTCTTTAGCGAGTACTTTACTTACATAGAGTTCACGATATACGATTAATTGTTCCGATGGAGCTACTGCAAACCACAATACAGCAGAGTATGATCCGTATCCATAGTCACAAGCCCTAAATCTAACCCAGTTACTAGGTATTTTCTCTTGCTTAATGACATGTATACGCCTATTAAACTCTGGAAATGCAGCACCTTCAGCTACATCCCAGTTACCTTCCAGCAATTGCTTACGTTGGTGTTCAGGAAGTGACAAAAGCATGGTTTCATAGTCACCACCTTCAGCAAGATAGGGGTTATCTGAGAGCATGGCAGGTATAAACCTGCGCTTAAACAGGGGTTGACCCTCTTTACTGTGACCTTTTGGGTACGAAAGCGTGTCACCTGTGTCTATGTCGGTAGCCCAGAATGCCCTACCAGCAGGACTAGGGTCAATAAACATCTTTTTAACCCATGCATGACCCGGACCACCTGGGTTTGTAGTAGCTCTCATGTAGGTAGGTAGGTCTGGTGCGGTACTCCGCAAGCGAGAACGCATGTAATTCCATGCAAATGGAGTTGACCACTGCGTCAATTCATCAAAACCTACCCAACTAAACGAGAGTCCCTGATACCTCAGTACATCCTCATCACGATCCAAGTAAGAAAACCATAGTCTTGCTCCACTTGGTGCCTGCCACTGCATCTTTCTCTCGGACCATTTGATCCCAGGATAGATTCTTGGGTACAATTCCTGACTTTTCCAAATCAGTTCCCGTAATTCTTCTGTCGTATGTCGTAATAATAAGCCACTAAACTGTGGATGCCCCATGTATCGCATGGGATCTGCCAACATTGCATACGATTTACCTCCACCTGCAGCCCCACCATACAGTACTTCACGTTCACTTGCAGCTAAAAAGAAAGACTGTGGGCCTAGGTTAGGCTTAAATACTACATTATTGTCCTGCTGTACTTTCTGTATGAGTACTTCTTGCCTCTGCATCTCCTGTGTCTCGGTATTCTGGATCGAGATGTCTGGCACTTTCAACGATCTTTTTGGCTTGGTTGTAGATTTTTGTACCTTTTTTGTCTTCGTACTTTTCCGCAAGCTCAAGGGCTTCTTTGTACCTTCTGGCCCAAGACCTAAGTAAGCTAATTTTGGCTCTTCTTTGTCGCTCATTCTTTACACGATGCAATAAACCGACATGACTTATATACCTTCCAGTGACTTTTGTTAGCCATGCAGCTACATTACGAGATGGATATTGCTTTAAATACTTCTTAGCTTTCTCTAATGCTTCTAATTCATGGGGTATGGGTATTAATAATAGCTTAGATTCTTCAGAAAACTTGTAACCAAACGGTGGTTTAACGAGCATTACTGTTACGGGTATGGGTACATATTCCCCTGTTTCTGCTGCATCTTTAGGCTGAGGTAATAACCACTTACCTGCAGCCTTTCTTAATGGCAATACACTGTCTGGCATAGTTACTCATTATCTTGAGAATTACTATCTTTAGGGGGCAGAATCATTAAGCCATTGTTTGTTTCAATCTGCATCTTCTCTGTCTTAGCTAAACCTACACGATCTAACAAGTCTTTAGCTGCACTTAATTTATCTCTAATGCCTAGCTCTGTGGGATCTACCATACCATCTACAAGTGACATAGCTGCACGTGGTGCATTACGTGCCATAAAGATCTGCGTAGCTTCTAGTATTTCTTCTTTAAGATTCTTAATGATATCACGAGTATAGTACGTGGGTGAATATCCTGCTAGTACTTTAGCACGATTAACGTCACCTCCTGCCTCATCAAATAAGACATCAAGAAACTTTTGTTGTTGTTCAGTTAATTGTCTTGCCATAATTAATCCCTGTAAGGTCGAACCTTCTTAGCAATAGCCTTTGGTTGGCTTACAAATTGTTTACCTTGCTTTGTTCCTTCTCGTTTAGCTTTAGTTGTAGCTGCATATTCTGCAGGTGATAAAGCTTCTCTAGCTTTCTTTGGTAAGTATCTTTCACCTGTAGCTTCTGGTCCTTGTGTAGAAGGTTTACCTGACTTAGTTCCCCAATCTTCTTTAGTCCACTTACTAAGACTCTTCTGGGCTTTAGTCTTTTCACCTGTGTACCCACCACCTTTATCTTTGTAGATCTTACCTGCTAACTGTGCTTTTCTGGCAGACCATTGACCTGCGTCCCCTCCTTTAGCACTGGCTTTTACTTGTGCTACTACTTTATTCCAAAGTTTTTCGTTAGTACGTGCCATTAGAATTGTACAGGTGAAAAGTATTCCTCGACAAAAACGCTGATTGATATAGAACTAGCTGCACTAGCCAATCCTCTCAGCTTATCCCCTGCTTGAAGGTATATAGCATTTTCAACTTGTAGCAAACTGTTTCCAGTTAATTCTACAGCTTCAGCTAATGTATGCCATGTTGATGTAGCGTCTTCATACCAATCAAGAGAAAAAGTTCTTGATGCAGCTACCATGTTATTAATCCACATGCTTGTTATTTTTACTTTGTACCCATTAGGTACAGTATAAATATCTGCATTGGACGTACCTAATATAGCAGGTATGGTTCTATTTTTAGGGGCTACTTTTTGCATTATGTTAAATCATAAAAAGATAAAGAACCAAATGCATCCCCAGTTGTAGCCCCAGATACAGTACGTATAGCTAGTGTATAGACATCACTAACTCCAGCAATAGATACACCCAATTGTAAATCAAAGTTGTATCCATCTGCAGATGCAAGAACGGCTCTGCCCTGAGAAGATGAGGTTATATAATCTTGCTTAACGATAGTACCACCAGAGACTGCCGTAGCAGATACATCATAATCAACATGGGCAAAGTCAGTAGTATTGTATGATGCACTGGTTAACGTGGCATTTTTTAATAATACAACTTCGTAGTTCTGGTTTGTTACAGGCAGTACCTTTATATCATTTAAAATAACTACAGACCCTAAAGAGTCACTAGCTAATCTTATAGATAGTAAAGGAAGAAATGTAGTACCTATTGTGCTAAGTTGTGTAGTCCTTCGTATAACACTATCTGCTGCAACTTGCTCATAGCCACCTTCAGAAAGCACAGAAGAGCATATTTGCTTCATACTTGACGAAGATGCAGTACTATCTGTGTTTGTTATTTCATATCGAATAGGGAGTACTGCAGTTGTCATATATACAGCATTGTATAGATTTGCATTATGGAAAGTATGAGCAATAATAAACTCACCATTAACTACAAACCCAC